GTCTATGACACCAACGCGGGAGTGATTGTCGGAAGCTACGAGATCAAGTCTCGGTTGTATGATCTGCACAAGCTCCAAACGACCTACAAAAACAAGTGGATGATTGATTGGTCAAAGCTTCAAGCGGCACTTGAAGTGACCAAGCATACGAAGCTGCCTTTCTACGGAGTGCTGCACCTAAAGCCGGACAATCTGGTGATGATGGTTGAAATCTTCAACGCTCGCGCAACGTGGGCTTGCAACGTGGAGCTGTTGGATCAATGGAACGATGGGAGGCCAGAGAGAATGGCGTTCGTCCACATGGACTCGGCAAAGACATACAAGATCCGCCCGAGCAATGAGATCATCCAGACTCAGCTTTTCCGATGACCGATCTTGAGCGTGAGATTCTGGAGTTCCGGCGGCAACTGTGGCGACCGACTCCACGGCAGTCTGTGGTTGAGTGGGCTGAATCCAACCTGACATTGACGCAACGACAGACCGAGCATCCCGGCCCATTCTCGACGGCGGTCAGACCTTATTGCAGAGAGCCATTGGAGACTTGGAAAGATCCGTCAGTCTCTGAAGTCACGCTCTGTTGGGGATCGCAGACCAGCAAGACGACAACGCTCATGGCAGGTCTGGCGTGGGCAATCGACGTCGAACCGAGTCCGGCTTTGTGGCTCATGCCGTCCGAGAATCTTGCTCGGAGTTTCTCTAAGTCCCGCTGGCTCCCAATGCTTGAAGACTCACCGGCTCTTGTGGCTCGGTTCCCTGCGGATCGTGACCAGATCACAAATCTGGAGCAGCAATTTGACCGATGCACGTTGAGCTTCGTTGGCTCAAACTCACCGGCAAATCTGGCGTCCCGACCCGTCCGCATTCTGGTTGCGGATGAGGTGGACAAGTTTGCGGAAGCGACCGCCAAAGAAGCCGACGCTCTGGATCTTGCAGAACAGCGGCTCAAAGCGTTCTCCAGTTCAAAAGCATTTTTCACCAGCACTCCGACAACTACCGAAGGCAGAATCTGGCAGAAGTTCCTGCGTGGGGACCAAAGGTATTACCACATACCGTGTCCGCATTGCCGCGAGTTCATCCGGCTGGAATGGAAGCAGGTAACATGGGACAACGCGAAGCTTGAGGACGGCAAGCCGGACTGGCAGACAATCCGGACTTCTGCTCACTACGTTTGCCAACTCTGCCATGGTAAGATCAGCGACAGTCAGAAGGTCGCTGGCTTGCGTCACGGCAAATGGATCTCCCACAACGTCGCCAGCATCCCGAGCGTCCGGTCTTATCACTTGTCGAGCCTCTATTCGCCAGACCGCAAATGCACTTGGGCAAATCTCGCGGTCGCCTTTCTGGAGGCCAAGAACTCCATGATGGGGCTGCAAAGCTTCGTCAACGGTATGCTCGCGGAACCGTGGGAAAACCAAGACTCGCAACCGGAGCGTGTGGAGGTCGTCTCGGACACCGAGATGCCAGAAGCTCGGAGGTATCTGACCGCAGACGTACAAGCTGCCGCTCCGTTCTTGTGGTGGGTCTGCCGCGAGTGGAGCGCCGGAAATTCGCGGCTGGTCGCAGCCGGTCACGCGGATGATTTTGCCGCTCTGCGACGGGTCCAACTGTACTACAACGTACACGACATGGACGTTGGCGTTGACTCCGGTTTCAACACCCAAGCGGTGTACGATGCTTGCGCTCAATACAGCCAGACCAGCAATGGCGCGATCAATTATCCATGCGGCTTGAGATATCCGCCGGAAGGAGGCTTGCGAAAGCCGATGCTTGTCGGTTGGTTGCCACTCAAAGGCCGAGAGAGTGGTGCGCGATTCACAAGCAAGACTGGTTCAATTCTTCCCTGCGGCATCACGACTTCGACGTCCATGCGAACCGATGTCGTCCAGCCGCTGATGATCTTTGACACAGAGCATCTTCGGGAAATGCTCCAGAAGCTCCGCAGAGGCAGCGAAAACCACTCATGGTCTGTTTGCTCGCTGCCAGCGCAACTCGACGCAGAAGGAGCGTTTGCGAGCGATGCCGATACCTATTGGAAGCACCTCGACAGCCATATTCTAAAGCCTACCGCCAACCGCGCTGGACGCATCAAGCATCTGTGGTTCAAGCGAAACACGCGCTGGCCGGACCACCTGCACGACTGCGAGATCATGCAGATTGCGATGGTAACGCTCTGGAACGATCTCATTCCAAATCCCGTTGTTGATACAACTGGCGGTTGACAAGCCGGACGCTCTGTGAATAGTCCGCCCGAGTGGTCACTTACACAGTAGCAACAAAGCGGTCTTACTTGCGTACCACTTACGCGAGCAAAGGCGCTTTGTCTCTGTTGGATGCTCTGACCGCAAAGCTGACCGTTTCCGCCAATGCTCTTGAGAGCGGCAATCTGGTTCGGCAAACGTCTTCTTCTGATGTCTCCGTTGAGTTCGCTGAACCCGGAAAGGGAAGCGCAAGTCCCGGTGAGATGTTGGAAATGTGGGAGTCTCTGCTGAGTGACTACGATTACGCGGTCACGCTGTTGTCTGGTGATGGTATTACCAGCCCAACGGATGCCCAGATTTACGCAAAGATGCTCGGGTCAGTCCTTATTGCGACGACCCGTTATTATGGAGACTTCACGCAGTACCGGCGTGAGGCCACCGTTAGGATGAGCTAATGGGAATCCTCTCAAAAATCCGAGACGTTCTGTTCCCTGCTCCTGAGAACAAATACGAAGGAGCGCAACAGAGCTTGCGTCGTTCGTATCTTGATACGTCTTACACTTCGGCTCGGTTTGATGTCACCAGTTCGACCCGACAAGCAATTGTCCGGAAGAGCCGGTATTTTGAGCAGAACAACGCTATCCTCAACAGGCTCGGTGACCTCTTTGAGTCTTACACCGTTGGGTCGTCGTTCTCGGTCCAACCCGCATCCAGCGATCCGGCATGGAATCTCAAAGCAAAGAAGTGGTTCGACATCTGGTGTCGGTATCCAGACATCGGTTCCCGCCAGTCTTTCGGTACTTTGATGGGTCAAGCCGCTCGGGGATGGTTCTTCGATGGCGAAAGCTTCATTCTGCTAACCAAAGGCGAGAGCGGCAAACCGCGATTGCAACTGCTGGAAGCTCAATCGGTAGCGACTCCGGTGGGGATGGAGTCTGACCAGACCGTATTCGACGGCATCCGCTTTGATCCTCGGACTGGTCGAGCGGTTAGCTATTTTGTCGGTTCCGAGAAGACGCAGGGAAATCTGGTGGACGTCCGAGCCATTCCTTCGGATTCAGTCGTCCACATTTACGAGCCAAATCGCGCTGGTCAGCTTCGCGGGATTCCATTTGTAAGCTGCGTCATCAACGACCTGCACGATCTCGACGACCTCCAGAAGCTTGAAATGGAGGCTTGCAAGCTCGGCGCTTCCGTCGCTCAGATCGTCAAGACGGTCTCCGGTGAGGTACAAGCCTCAAACTTGCGAGCCGGTACTGCTTCGACCACAGCAAACACCGCTGAGAATTATTACGAGCAGGTCTTCGGAAGTGCGGTCAAAGTGCTGAAACACGGAGACGAGTTTCAGCAATTCGCCACCGAGCGTCCCGGCGTCAATATGCGGGAGTACTGGCGGCAGCTTACCGAGAAGGTCTGTGCTGGTGTTGGTATTCCGTATGTTCTTGTTTTCCCTGAGTCAATGCAGGGAACGGTCTATCGCGGTGCGCTGGATATGTCTGCGGTTTGGTTCAAGTCTCGTCATCACGTTATGGCGACCGCTGCCAGACGTATTTATGAATACGTCATGGAATACGCGATCAAGACCGATCCGACATTGAACGATGCTCCGTCCGATTGGTATGAGGTCGCAATTACCGCTCCTCGCGCTCCAAATGTTGATGTCGGGCGCAATTCGGCTGCTCAGTTGAAGGAACTGGAAGCCGGTATCATCACATATGATGAGGTTTACGGTTCCAGAGGTCTCGATTGGCGTTCATCGTTAGAGGCCAAAGCGCAGCAAGCTTTGTTTGTTCGCCAATTGGCAGACAAATACGGACTCGACGTCTCAGAGATTTCCACCGTTCAGAAGGAAAAAGCCCCGAGCGTTCCTGTGGCTGCTATTGACACAAGCTCGGAAAATCAAAACGCTCCCGAGCCAGTTGCGGCACCGGAAGGTGGCGACACTTCGGTTGTTGTAGATGACACAGCCGTTGTTGCTAAAGCCAAGAAGACTCGCAAACCAAGAGCCAAGAAGCCTGAATGAATCTGACCAAGAAAACAGACTGGTTGTATTACGCTCCAGCGGCTTCCGCTGGTGAGACTGCGACCATCCAAATCTTCGACCAGATTGGCGAAGACTGGTTTGGCGGCAGCGGCTTGTCCGGCAAGCAGTTCTCGGACGTTCTCAACGAAGTGGGCAATGGTCCGCTCTTGGTCGAGATCAACTCTCCCGGCGGCAACGTTTGGGATGGTCTGAGCATTTACAACCAGCTTCGCGGTCGTCGCGCTCCGGTGACCACTCGCGTCGTTGGCATCGCTGCTTCCATCGCGTCGATCATCGCGCTTGCTGGCGATAAGGTTGAGATGGCGGACGCTGCGTTGATGATGATCCACGACCCGTCCGGCATGGCTTCTGGCACTTCGGAAGATATGCGGAAGATGGCCGATGCTCTCGACCAACACGCCGAAGTCTTGGTTGGAGTGTATGCCAAAAAGACCGGAAAGTCTCCCGAAGCGATTCGCGCTGCGATGAAGGCTGAAACTTGGTTCACGACCCAAGAAGCGATTGCCTTCGGTCTTGTGGATAAGCCAATCAAACAGCTTGCTATGGCTGGGAAGTGGCATCCTCGCGCTGTCACTAAGACCGCTCCCGAGACGGTCAAAAACAACCTTCGTCGCGGACTTGAGCAATACGCTGAAGGTCTTGCTGGTGAAGGTCTTGAGAAGGCAACTGTGCTTGAGGCCGAATCGCTAGTTGCTGGCGAAGCTCCCACCGAAGCGAAGGTCGAAAAGGCTAACGCTTGGTGGGGCAGGAACGAGCGTTTTCTTGAAGCCGAGCCCAACACTCCTGCCGATGTTGCCGCGAACCTCTGGGGCGGTGCTGCTGGCCGCGATTGGTTTCGCGCTCTCTATGCTCAGATTGAGCGCGAGGAAGGCGAAGATGAGTCGATTGACGACTCCAAAAAGATTTCTCCCGATAGCACCAACGCTAGCGGACAGAATGGCGTGACCAACACGCCGCAACCAACACAACAAACCGACACACATATGTCCGACAACACTCCTGTGGCGGCTGCGGCTCCTGCTGCGGCTCCTGCCGCTTCTGTGGACCTCAACGCCATCCTCGCCAAGCTTTCCGCTTTGGAGGCCAGCTTGAAGGCTCCTGCCGCCGCTCCCGCTCCTGAGCCGGTCCGCCCCGTCATCGAGAACCTCGGCAATCCGCTTCTGGAGCAGCACCGGAAGATGAAGGCTGGCGCTGACCGCCGCAAGTGGCTGATTGAGAACCACAGCGAGTTGATCCGCCAGAACAGGCTGATCGCTCCGCAGAACGGCAACACCTTCGCTGCCGGTCTGGTCGTCGATTATCTGGCC